TACCATTGATTACATTAGAAAAAATCAATATTCAAAATATAAGAATTTAGATACACAAATAAAGAAAGCATTAAAAATGCTTCCAGACAATATAGTGGAGCTAATATCAGATACAGAAATAAAAATCACAAAAAACAATTCATATTATGACAGAAAACAAGATAAAATATATCTTTTAAAAGATGCAGACAGATATGAGGTACTTCATGAAATAGGTCATGCAATAGAAACAAAACTTGATATATTACATAATCAAGAGTATTTAAGAATACAAAGAAGCGGTATAAACATAAATAATATACAAATCGGAAATATTGATGGTTATGATGAAAAGTATGAGTTTTGGTTAGGTGGAAATAAGTTTATTTCTGATTATCAGAGAAGAGTTTATGATACAGATATTGATGGAAATGAAAGATTAGATTATTCTAATTTCTCATTTAATACAGGAGCATTAGGAGAGTATTTCTCTGAAGGATTTAAGTATTACTTTAAAAGTAATACACTTTTGAAACGAAAAGATATTGAATTATATAATTATATAAAGGGGATTTTAAAATGAGTGAAGAACAAATACAAGAAATACTGAAAAAAGACAAGCTGTCAGATGTAGAAAAAGAATTAATGAAAATATATCCTAATGGTGTTGATTTAAATAAAATAGATAAAAGAATAAAAGAAAAAATAAAAGAATTAACAAATAAAAATGGAAGTATTGAGAAACCAATACAAGTAAGAAAAGGTTAATTAAGAACATTTTGCTGATGTCGGCAATATGTTCTTTTTTATATTGTCCAGTAAAGTGGATGACATATAAAAGCTACTAAATAACTCTTGCAGAGTAGAGATATAAACATTCTGCTAGCACAGGGAGAAACCTGATATAAAAACGGAGCTAAGAAAGGAAGTAATTATGGAATTCTTAAAAGAGATTCTTGGGGACGACTTATATAAACAAGTCGAAACAAAAGTGAACGAACACAATGGAAAGGCTGAAAATAAAGACAAGCAAGTCAAAGTTGCTAATTTAGGAAATGGAGAGTATGTTTCAAAATCAAAGTATGATGCGTTAGAAACAGATTTAAAAAATGTTAAAACATCACTTGAAACTGCAAACAATACCATAAATGACCTAAAGAAAAACAATTCTGACAATGGTGACTTACAAAAGAAAATCAGTGATTATGAAACAGAAATTGCTGATTTGAAGAAAACAAGTAAGGAATCAAAAGAAAAGCTAATAAAAGAACAGGCCATCAAAGATGCATTGTATAGTTCAAAAGCAAAACATCCTGATTTATTACTAACAAAGTTTGATTTAAGTAAAATTGTGTTAGATGAGAATGGAGAAAAGGTTGTTGCAGGTATTGATGAGCAAATAAAAACTCATAAAGAAACTTATAAGGATTTATTTGGATCAGAAGATGATGGACAACAAGGTTCACATTATCGTTATAAACCAAATGGTGGAGAACAAAAACCATCAGATGGAAGCACAGATTTTGTTGGAATAATTAAGGAAAATCAAGCAAGAAAAATTTAAAAGGCAATCCCGCCTTTTATTTTTTTTTGAAAATTATTATTTAGGAGGAATGAAAAATGGGATATTTAAAAGATGAATTAGCAGGATTTGTTCCTGTAGAACAAGCAAAGGAAATTATGAAAGATGTTGCTAGAGGATCTAGTATATTAAGATTATCAAAAGTATCAACAATGGAAAGTGATACAAAGAAAATACCAGTTATGACAGAAGGACCTGGAGCATACTGGGTAGGAGAAGGAGAAAGAATCCAAACATCAAAAGCTGGATGGATTTATCCTGAATTAAAAGCTAAAAAATTAGCTGTAATTATACCAGTAACAAAGGAAAAATTAAACGATACAACAATAGATGTATTTGAAGAATTAAAAGAACCAATTGCAGAGGCTTTCTATAAAGCAATAGATGCTGCAGGATTCTTTGGAACAAACTCTCCATTTGCTAAAAACATAATGGATTGTATTGAAACTGCTGGAAATAAAGTTGTAGCAGGAACAAGTGTAACATTAGATTTAGATGTTTCTGATGCTATGGCATTAGTTGAAGAAGCAGGATATGATGTTAATGGTTTTGCTGCTAAAATAGGTGTTAAAAACTCTTTAAGAAAATTAAGAGATACAAATGGAAATCAATTATATGCTGAAGGTGTAAATGGTAAAGAATTCTATTCATTACCAATTGAATTCTCAAGAAATGGTGCTTGGGATAAAACAAAAGCTGATATAATCGGTGGAGATTTCGATAAATCTTTAGTTGGTATTAGAGATGGTCTTGAATATGAAATATTAAGAGAGGCTACATTAGAGGGAACAGTTGATACTGATGGAAAACCAATTTCATTAGCAGAGCAAGATTTAATTGCAATAAAAGCTACTATGAGATTAGGTTACTTACCAATCCAAGATTCAGCATTCTGTGCTGTAGTTCCAGGATCAGAACCAGAACCAGGAACATTAGGAGAATTAACAGTTGTATCTGAAGCAGGAACAGCATCAGGAAAAACAGCTATAACAGTAACTCCTGAAATAGAAAATGGACACAGCTATAAAATAAAAATGGCTGCAAATCCAACATTACCTGAATATGATGCTGTAATAAGCGGTGGATATTCTAACTGGGATGGAGAAGCTGAAATCGAAGCAACTGCAGGAAACAAAATAGTTGTTGTTGAAGTTGATGGAGAAAACAAAGCTAAGAAAGCTGGAGAAGCAACAATAGTAGTTGCTGAATAAAATATGATAGAAAGATGGGGAGTGAGAACTCCCTTTAAGGTGTAAAAATGGCAGATAATAATGAATTAAGTGAGAATGTACAAGCAGTAAAGACAGGTTTTTCAATTACTGATGATACATTTGATAACTACCTAACACTCTGCGAAAATATTATAACACCTAAAATATTAGATAATATCAATCAGGATGAAATTCCTGAAAGGCTAAATTCACTTATACAGGAATTCCTTATTAATCAATATACTCTGAACCAAGATGGAGCAGGGAAAGGCACAACAGTAGTTTCAAGTGCTTCTGATAATGGACAATCTGTTAGTTTCTCAAATGTTGGTATGGAAAACATAAAGAAAGCAGCAGAGTCATTTTTGGAAGATAATGAACTATCACTATGTGCTTATAGAAAGATAAGGTGGTAATATGGATATTCCAGATAAGTTTAAAAATGTAATAAAAAATACATTTTATGATAAAAGAATTGAAATATGGCTAACTGAAGAATTGATTGATGATGAAGGCTCAATAACAGAAGAAGGCAAAAGAGTAAAAATAGATGAATTTGATGGTAATTTTCAATTTAGTTCAAGAGAGTTTATACAACAAGAATATGGAAGAGATATACAGGCAAGTGCAATAGTTACTTGTGATAAGACTATTGCAAAAGAGGGTGACATATTAGTTTATTCTGATATGAAACCAAGTAACTGGTTGTTATCTAGATATTCTAATCAAGAACTATCAGAATATTCAAATGAATATCTACAAAAAGAAATTGCTGAAAGAGAATACATTATCAAATCTGTAATTCCTCGGAGATAGCCATTTCACTCTTTTAGTAGAAAGGAAAGATGCTAATGTCTAGTTTAAAAGGGCTAGATGAATTATTATCTAATTTATCAGGATTAGGTGGAAATGTAGAGAGTGCAGTTGAAAAAGGGTTAGGTAGAGGAGCAAAAAAGATACAAGCTAGTGCTAAATTATTAGCACCAGTTAAGACAGGTGCATTAAGAAACAGCATTAAAACTCAAGTTTTGAATAAGGGTGGAGATGTAAGAGCAAAGGTATATACCAATAGCGAATATGCTCCATATGTTGAATTTGGAACAGGAGAAAGAGGTATGGAATCTAATATTGATAGACCTGATGGTGTTTCTTATAATCCTGAATGGAAAGGACAAACTGCACAGCCTTTTATGACACCTGCATATCTTCATGCAAAAAACTCAAAAGAAGTTGAAATTGAAATTGAAAAAGTTGTAAAAGCTGAAATAGGAAAGTTGGGTGGTAAATGATGATTAATCAAAAACCAATAGTTTATAATAAATTAAAAGAGCTTGTTACTGCACAAGTAGTAAGTCAAGTATGTGAAGAGGGTTCGCAAGATTGGTCTAAATTACCATGCGTTACCTATTACGAATTACAAAACGAACCTTCTGATTTCGTAGAAGATGATGAAGAATATAGTTCTGCATTATCAATAAAAGCTGATGTATGGGGGAAATCATCAAGTGAAGTTTCAAGAATATCTATGCAAGTTGTTTCAAAAATGAAAGAACTAGGATATGAAAGAACCTTTTATTTAGATGTAATCGATACAGAAAGCAAAGTTAAACACAAATCATTAAGATTTGAAAAAATAGAATTTTTAGAGGAGGAATAAATATGAAAAAAGCATTAAAAGGATTAAGTGGAATCCAAGTTTTTGAAATAGTAAAAAATACTGAAACAGAGTATGAAGTAGAGTCAACATCTACAAGAATACCATATGCTCAATCATTAACAAGAGATGATCAATCAAGTTCTGATCCAATATATGCAGATGATGAAGTTTATGATGATGAAGAGGTATTAGAAGGAGAAGATATGGAATTAACAATTCCTGAAGCTGACCTTGATAAATATCCTATTTTTGAGGGTGGAACATATGACTCAACAACAAAAGAGTATCATTGGGGTGGAAATAACGGAAAGAACTATGGTATGACTTTCAAAGCAAAAAGGAAAGATGGTACATATAGAATGTTCCGTTATTATAATGTTAGATTTAAAAAGGTAAAACAAGATTTACAAACACAAGATAATGGTACACAAATAGCTGTACTTGTAATAACATTAACAGCTTATAGAAGATCATTAATTGAAGAGGGAGAACCATATCCAAAATTAAGAACATATAAAGATACAGCTGCTGCAACTCAAACAGCAGATTTGGCTTGGCTTGACACTATTCCAACAGTGGCACC